TACGATTTGTAAATTTCCACCATAAGAAAGAAAATTAGATGCCAATAACCAAGATGTTGCATGATATGAATCATTAATTGGTTTACGGAAAATTGTTTCTAATTGTTTTTCTGTATTAATTAAAACTCTTTGATCAGCAGGACCCCATTGAAATACTCCAACATATGCCGCTGGAGTGGTGGATACTGCTGGTACGATTGCAGTTAAATCAAATTCTCTTATTTGTACGCCTGGACTGACTTGGAATGCCATTGCTGTGTCTCCTTAGATCCAAATTTCGGTATATTATTAATAATTTCTTCTATGGGTATGTATAAATTTACATTATTCAGTTCTGCGCCAAAGACCAGCCATTTCCTTCACTATCAATGTCAAAATCAGGATCTATTCCTGTTTCAATAAAACCAAACGGAGTCATATCTTCTTCTAATTGTTTTAATTTATCATCAAATACTTGTTTACGAATATCCATATTTGCAAGATCTTTAAAGTAATTTTGAGTACTCAACCAACAAAAAAGTACCAAGCACATTACAAGGTCATCGTTGTGTCCAACATCTGCTTCATATGAATGATTTTTTAGGGTGAAGGACACAAGTTCTTGCACAATGTCATAATCTGTAAAAATTAATTTATCATCTTCTACAAAACTTTTGAGCAGCGAGCAACCTAAACGCTTTACTGCTTTTGTTGTTCGGATACCAAGTTGACTTTCAGATGCACCAAAACCACCGTCTAATGTTTGTCCCTTTCTACCACGAACAGATGTAACGAGAACATTATCGTATTCTAATTCATTATACAATAAATCCGCCACTTGTCCGCCAATGTCATTTATCTCCACCAAAATAAATGCATCATTAAACTTTTTTGCAACGGGATATATTGCATTTGGGTATACCATCGGAGACATTTCGTTGTTTCTAAAAGTTGCAACCGCCTTGTACGGTGTGCGAGTAATGTCTATAACAACAAATGCATGATAGTCTAAATGATTTCCTCTAGAACTATCCACCGTCATAACATAGGTGTGTCCCTTTAGCGGTTCTTCATAAACCTTCAATCCATTATCATCTCTATAAATTGGAGTTTTAAATGTTAATGTTTTAAGTTTAGCAGAGGAAATTAAGGTATCAGCACTACCAATGAAGTCGCATTCGAACTCCTGTCGAAACTGCTCTTCTGAGGTATTGCGAATCTGTTGTTCTTTCCATTTAGTATCGCGGCCTGGAATATCCGACCAGTGTACTTCAATGGGTACAAATTCGTTTCTTTTTTCTTCCGCCTCTACCCAAAGTTTGTAAAACATGTTCAACCCTTTGGGGGTAGAAACGATGACTACTTTGGTTGTCTGTCCAGAAGAAATGGTAGGATATGCAGAACTAAAAAAGTCTTCTGCAATGCCTGGTGGAATGAACGCAAACTCGTCAAGGAGAATTAAGTTATAAGAACCACCACGGATAGCAGATGAGGATGTAGCAGATGCGACTACCTTAGATCCATTTTCTAAAATAATAGATCCTTTGTTCCATTCACCTACACCCTGTTGTATCCACTTTGGTAAGTATTCATACGCTGTCTTAATTTTTGCTAAAAGATCTCTAGCAACCGCTTGCTTGTTTGCAAGAATACCAACATTAACGCTAGGGTTAAATAAAATATAATGTAAAATATAAGAAACGACCGTTGTGGACTTACCAGACTGACGGGGAAGTTTTGCTATTGTGAATCGGTTGTCGTGGACGGTTTGTACGATCTTTTTCTGAAACTCGTACATTTTAAAGGGAACCAATCCCTTATCAACATTTACAATCTTAATATATTTTTCAATAAAATAATTAGGATCCTGCGAACACTTGATGTATTCTTCTATCTGTTCCTGAGTAAATTGTATTGGAACATTTGCAGGTTTAAGATTTTGATTACCAAGATATGAACTTTTTTCACTCATTCAATTTGTCTCAATTGATCCATTCTACCTTTTATAATTGCTTGTAGATCGCTTGTGCTACCAACAAAGATAGAATTATTTGTTATTTGACCAGCAGATTGTTTTTGCTGTGGTTGATCGCTCTTCAGATCTTGCATTTGTTTATGCATAGTTAAAAGATCTTTATTTACATCCGCTACGCTTTTGATGAGGGTAGCAACAACCTCATATGCTCTGGGTTGTTGGGTTTCGGATGCTACAAGCAAGATACCATCAATCGCTTCTGCTCCGCGTTTAATTATATCTTTAAGATTTGTACGAATTTCTTCGTAATCTTTATCTAAATGTGTATTTGGTTTATCTTCAACTTTTTGAATTGTAGTTTCTACAATTTCAACTTTTTGTATGTTGAATTCATTTTCAAGATTTTCAAAATTTTTAGGTTCCATTGTTAATCCGTATATTGTTCTGTTATCTCCACCACGACTGTGTAATCATCTGAATTTAAAACAGTAGTATATGGTTTTACCAATATTTTTTCATTATTACTATCATAAACAAAATCACCGTTTGAATTTTTTTCAAATACAGCGGCATATACTTTTATTTTAGCATATTGTGAAGATCCCATTATTCCTCCAGTGCCTGTATGTCTTGTATATTATTTTCACTTAAAGTAATTAACGGTATTTCTGTTTGAGGAGCAAACAAGTTAATTCTTGCAGTAAAAGAATAATCCCAAAGAATAATTCTTGGATTTATATCTAGTGCCCCTTCGTAATCAACATTTTGCGATACAGAATTCAATACAATAGGAACATTCATTCTTTCGCCTTCTTCTCCTAGCACATTTTGTTTAATTGCTATAGTAAAATCAGGTGTAAAATAAGGAAGAATTTGTTCTGCTATTTGTAACCCATCATCAATATAACGGACATAAGCCGTCATAGTAAAATTTACATTATAAGGAACTTCTGTATATAATAATTTTGTTTCTGAAGTTTGTGATTCTATGAAGCGTTTATTTATTGATGGTTTTTTACGAGAAGCATCGTAAGTAATTTCACCAATGTCAAAACCAAGTTTAGGTAAAATGGTTTGTAAAACAATACTGTCATTATTTTCTCTATTTAAAGTATCTTTGTATCGTTGTATAAATTTTTCTTTACTGCTATAGAGAATTGGTATTTTTATTTTTATTGGATTATTATCTTGTGTTCTGACAACATATAAGTTATCAAATAAAGAACCAAAACCTATTACTATTTTTCTAATAGTAGAATAATAAAATGGATCTCCAAACATCAGTAATTACCTCCAGAGAATGGATCATTTTCGGTAAAGTCATACACCTCTCCAGATTGTGTCTGTAGATCATTATTATTTACGCCTGGACGATGATCTCCGTCTGACTTGATGTTGAATTCATCAATAATACCATCATTATTATTATCAATTTTCTCAATCTGATTATCAATTGCTTTATTAATGTTTTCATCGTTGAGATTAATTTGCTCATAGGAGTAGCGTACCTTCTCGCAAGTTAATCTAAAAGAATAAATTCTACCCTGTTGGTAGAAATTTGCGTCTTGATCCGCAAACTTGATTTCATATAAGCCAAAATCTAAAGGAAAATATATTAAATCACCTTCGGTTGGTCTTTCGATTTGACGATCTGTAAAATATTTTCTAAATACTATCGTTTCGTGTATAAAACGATCTTTAGACACCATCAAGCGAATAATATCTCTGTTTTCCAAACCAAGTTTGGTAATGGTTTCTCTGTCACCATCGTATCCAGTTGCAGACTCTAAATGCATTTCAATAGGAAACGCATAACGAAATTTTGCACTAGTATCCTCACCAAAAATAGCATCCATATTTCTATATTCTCTGGGAATATATAAACAATTAATACCATGAATCTTTATTGACTCTTTAACCAAGTCATTAATTAGATCCTGTGTTGGTTTATATCCAATGTTGTTGAAATATGGATTTACTGCCATTTTATCCTACCATAAAATCTGGTGGTAATTCGTAACGAGATGCCATTTCTTTTTCTAAAAGATCAATTTCTTGTATTGCTTCGGTAAATATTTGAGAACCATTTAGGG